ATTCTTTACATAATCGGACGATGTAGGGACGTCCCACCCATAATTCGGTGTCGTAGTTGCCATGTTATAGATCTTCCCATTTCACTAGTGCAGGATATGCCGTCCAGGTAGTTCCTGGCGGTATTTGATACCAGACAATCGATGGATATGTTTCCGATTGCGCTGATGCGATTAAGGTCAAGACGGCTTCTTTTTCACGAATGCGCCAATTCCAACCTTCGACATATCCATCGAAAGTTGTTCCGAATACGGCTGGAAGGTCCGTCGTTGTTATTGGTAATCCACAATAAACATCCGCTAACGTGTCACGCGTTGCGTCCGACACGGTTGGGGAATGTAAAGGGATCACAAATTGTTCAGGATAGACCCGTGGATAAGATCGGGCTTCCAAGAATGCGTCCGCCTGTGTTTCGGCGTCCGTAAGATTATGAAGTTGTGTCGTTCGGTTTCCTGATAATTGACCATAAAGAATGATCGATTGTTCATCGCGGGCATTGGCATCGCCCGCCCGATAGGTCACGGTTACATCGTTAACGATTTCCGACCATTGTGCAGCTGTTTTCAAGCCTGCCGAAGCCAGATCATTATCGGTCAATGTTAAAGACGTAAATCCTGCCCTGGCAGAATAGTCGTCATAGTGAATGGATCCGTCGCCACGTTCGGACAATACGCCACGTCCCGATTGAGCTGCATCTTGTGCCAGGGTTAGCGCGTTCGCGTCGCCGTCGTTGTAAGCCTGCAATTCATAGACGCCAGGTGTGTCCACGTCAGACGTCAGATCCGTGACCAGGGTAATATTCACGCCGTCATAAGATGCCCATGTCACGGTGTCGGGAAGATCCGTCCACTTAATGGTTGCGCCTACATCGTCCCATTCGGTTAAAAATGCTTCGGTCAGAATGTTTAAGACACGGGTTCCATCAAATTCTTTTGCATAACCTAACGAACCCGCAGTTTTCTTTTGAAGTGATGCCAGGGGTCCAACGGCTGTCAAAGTGTAGATCGACAATGATCCCGCGTCGCCGTAAGCTGCCAGATCGATATCGATGTCGCTGATTATGCCGTTAAAGATAGAAACGGATCCTGCGGACGGGGTTTCAATAAAGATCTGAAATTCATCGGACAGATTCATCGTGATTGGCACGTCCGCGGTGGTCCATAGGCTGGCGCGGGCATATCCTGGCGATGGTTGATCCAATACATTGGTTCGACCCATAGTGACGCTTAGATCGTTTAAGACAACATCATCGGAAACAACTAGGTTGTTGATGTAAAGGGTCGGATTAGGGTTGTAAGTTGTCACAAGGTCGCACCGACCAAATTGATTGCGCCTGTACGACGTGCGCTATTTTGGAATAAGTTTTCAAGGCTTCGTCTGACGCCTTCGGGATCGATTGCCCCGTTGATTGTAATGTTCACCCCGCCACCACCACCGAAGGATCCTGCTGGCGAAATAGATCCTGATGTGTTAGCGGTGAACAATTCGGGTCCCTGTTCCCCGACGACATATTGGCGTCCTTGTCTTACTGGTCCGCCCGCAGCTTTGAATCCGTCGAATATTCCGCTGATTGCTTTACCCACGGGGCTATTCTTAATCGCATTACCCATATTGATAATTGCGTCCTTTACCTTGTCAATGGTTTTCAACAAAAATTCAAAATAACCAATGATAAAGTCTTTGATGAAGTTACCAATTTTTTTCCAGGCTTCAAACAATGAATCAACAATGTCGCGGAATGTTTCGGATTTTTTGTATGCCACGACAAAGATAGCGATCAGACCTGCAATCGCCAGGACGACTAATCCGATTGGGTTTAAGGACATAGCAACATTCAACGCATATTGCGCACCTGTGGCAATATATGTCGCAGCTGTTTGAGCTGCCATCGCTATCTTGTAGGCAACCAAAGCAACGATCGATTTGCTGTAAGTCATCTCCGCCAGGGTTTGAGCTGCGGTCGCAGATCCCGTGGCAGCTGCTAACGTCAAATAGCCAATCTTTAGAGCTGCGCCGATAGTGGTCGTGATGACCATGATGGCATTGGTTGCAATTAAAGCAAATTTCAACGTCACAATTGCAATCGATAAAGCACCGACAACGGCACCAATCTTCAAAATAAGATCAGAATTTTCCGCAATAATTGGCGCAAGTCGTGCAAGTGCATCCGCCAATGGACCGACGAAAGGTAATAACCCATAACCGATCGATTCTTTGGCTTCATCAATTGCAACCGTCATTCGGTTGAATGCGCCTTGCGTCGTCGCAGCTTCCGTCTTAGCAAATCCATTGAATTTTGTTGTTAGGTCGTCGAATATAACGCCAAAATCTTTTGATTTAAGGATTGAAGAATCTACGCCTAATCCCAACTTTCCCAATGCAGTTGCGTTTCCGTCGTAGGCTTTACCCAGGGCGTTGGCAACGGTGTCGACATCTTTTCCAGTAGCTGCGGAAATGTCAAGAGCAAGGTTCATTAATTTTTGGGCTTCGGTGACATCTTCGGTCGATCGAATCAATCGTCCCAATGCGGGACGCAATTTGTCGTCTTGGATACCTAATGCCAGCGACGTGGCGGATATGTAATCTTCGACAGCTGCGGTTTGTTCTTCGGTTGCGCCCGTGACATTCTTCAGGGTTTGTGCAAGGATGCGGGCTGATTGTTCATCTTCGGCAGCTGCCTTCGCAAAATCTACGGCAATTGTGACCAATCCTGCCAATGCGACGGTCGCCACTTGAGCTGCGCGATTGATGCTTTTGGACATCTTTTGAACGCCCGTTTGGGCATCTTGTAAGCCTTGGGCAAGACCTGTCGTGTCTGCCTGCAATAAAATCGTTAGGGGACGTCCCACGCCTTTAGTCGCCATTAGTAATCAAATCCCCGATTCCACTTATCAACGACGTCGTTGACGCCTTTTTCCCAGGCTAAGAATGTCGGTTCGGTGTAAGAATCGGCAGCTGTATCGGTCCAACCTGGTCGAACGCCTTGCGCCCATAATTGAAATTTGCCTGTCGAAGCTGCGGAAGGCTGGCTTTGATACACGCCTTTAATGGTACCAAATCGAATGAAGTTTGTTGATGCGCCACCACTAAAGGCGACCGATTTTGATCCGATTGTTACCTTTGGAATTCTGTCGCGTCCAGCCTTGACAGATTGATTCAACTTATCCGCATACGATCCCGCGTGTTGACTAATTGCCGAACGAATTGACGGGACCATGATTGAATCCGCGATCTTAATTGCTGTCTGACGCAGATCTTCGGACGCGCCTTTTGGAAGTGATTTCAAGGATCTAAGGATTGACGCATATTCGGAAGCGTCAACTTTTGTCGCCTGCCTTGATGCCATTTCATTTCCTTTTCGATCGTTCGATTCTGATTGTCTGGATGGTCCCTAACATTTCCCAATCAAGATCATTCAGGTCGATCCTGACTATTCCTTCGACGGCAAGATCGGCGACGGTTCGTCCGATAGTGCCGTTTCGGTAAAATCCGTTTCATCAATTCCAATCAATTCCACGGATTCCAATTCGTTTGCCCATAGGTCGAATTTCTTTTCTGTCTGGAATCCGCGTTGTAATACAGCGAACGCCATGACCATCAGATCTTCAAATCCCATGTTGACTTTCACAACATCTTCCCCGTCGACCCGCCGATTATCAACAAGATCGGTCATCTTTGATTTTGTCATCCGTTCCCATTTCATGAGATCGGCGGGCAACGTGGTCACGACCATAACGCCGTGATCGGGATGTTTAATTTTGATTTTGATTTTCATTGGTCCTGATTCCTTTCGTTAAGCGCGTGACACTACGCCATCGACAACGACAAATTCTACCGTCACCGTTAGAGCGTCGGTAGCTGCGCCACCCGCTTCTGGGAAATTCGGGAACACTTCGCCCGTGAACACGGATCCGCCTGCTGTGAAATTAAAGGCGATCCCTGTGTCACCAGCTGCGCCAGCTGCATCGAATAGGGCTTCACACACGGACGCAGGGGATGTGGATCCCCAATCCTGATAAAGTTCCACGGACAGGGTTGCGGTGTAATCGATTGTCTTGTATGCGCGACCTGAAAGGACTTCAAGTGTTTGCTGATTTGGTTCGACGGCTAGTGTGACCGAAGCTGCGACATCGTCATACGAATCGCCGTCTATTGTAAGGGCTAGATCATGCCCTGTGACGTAGGTTAATGCCATTTCATTTCCTTAGATAGTGACATCGAATTGAATGTCGGTTGTTAGTAGATCGTTCGGTCCGACCTGTGCGATCTTCGGTTGTGTAAAGTCCCCGACGCGAATTCCCGTCGGAAGGTGTTCGGACACGTTAGCAATCATCGCGTCCAAGTTTGTGAGAGCTGCTTGATTGTCATTAGCTGCGACGCATAGTGTCACTTGGAATGACAAGATCATCTTCGGGGTAGATCCAACGGTCACGATGGACGCGTATGGGGACGCAGGGACAAGGATCAAGCAAGGGGGCGTCATGGTTTCAACGGGTGCGGAATACACGATGTATCCCAACGCCTGAAGTGTTGTCTTAAGAGCTGCGCGGGCGTCGCTTAGTTTGTTAGCCATTATCCGACCATCGATTTAGGATCGCGGTATTCGCTAATTAGTCCCACAACGCGGGACAATAAGGATCGTCCCATTCGGTAAGGTCCAGGATTGAAATCCACGGCTTGCATTTGACCCGAAGCCGATTGACGTGCGTTCCAAATATCGACAGCAACCATCAAAGCTGCGGTCCGACAATTTTCATTCGTGTCGTAATAAGTTGATTGACCTTGAAGGATGCAATTGCCATCAGGCACGTTCAATCGACGCGGAATGTCTGCATTTGTGATCGATGCCTGGAATGTGTATTCGGTGACGCGTGTAATTGTGCGGGTTCCATTGAATGGATTTCCGACTTCACTAATGGTCACTTGTTGTCCTGCGACGTATCCATGTGGGCTTCGTGTGGCGAATGTTGCCACGTTGGATCGAAGCGTTACGGCAACGATTGAAGCACGATGAAAATTCAAGAATCCAAGAATTAGATTTTCGGCAGACACCATCGCAGATTCAAGAAGTGGATCAGCGTACAGATCGCCGACGCCTAAGATCTCTTTGAAATCATCGATGTCAATAAGTGCCATTTGAAATCCTTTGGATGAAGTGAAGGGGACCGTTCAGGACCAGGACGATCCCCTTCACGATGTTTCAACTAGGAAACGGTAATTGCCCGAATCGCTGTTGGGTACTTGTTAGCCAATGCAACGAAACCATAAACCGCAATTTCCACGGTCATAGTATCGATTACGTTGACGCGGACCTGTGCCGTTCCGCTTTCGTAGAATGTCGCATACGCTGACGGGTAAGCCAGGATATTAGTTGCGCCGATGTTGTAATCGACAACC